ATGAAAATAGAATTCGTTCTGTTGTAGATAATCTAAATGGGACAGAAGATCCTGACGATCTGATGTTGATGGTCATGGATGTGTTGCAAGAGAGTGGAAAAGTTCCTCAGACAGGTAAATATTATACTTTTATATACCGACCAAAAACAAAAAATATTAGATATGATCAAAATCCTCTAGTCGCAGTAACTGAAGTTTATAACTGGGGGTTTAAAGCACTCAACTTTCATTGGGGAGATGTAAGGCAATATACTTGGAATGAAGTTACTGGACAACTTTATGAAGTTTATGCTGACGAAATTCCAGATTTAAGAGAGATTCCTTTTGGCAATATCCGTCTAAATAGTTAAAAAAGGATAAATGGCGTCTCTTAGGTATCCTGCTGAAATTATTGCCGACACTACCGACTGGTTTAGTGTGAAAATATCTGACTATGCTGCTGGTGGTCTTACTGTTAGTGGTGCCGCAGCAGTTCCTAGTCAAGTAACACCAGGTACTACTGGTTCTTTTGCTACACAGGGGTCTTCTGCGTCAATAATTTTACCAATGCCGTCAAATATTCAAGACGGTAATAGTGTAAGTTATGGTGAAGATAAATTAAATTCCATAACTGCTGCAGCTTTAACTGGAATAGAGGGTGCAATGAGTATAGACTTCGGGAATTTGCCCACAAGTTTAGCAGATGCTGGTAATAAAATTAAAAGTGCCGTAGATTCTACAGGTCTTGGTTATGAAAGAGCTGGTGAATTAGTAAGAAAAAGTTTAGCGGCAGAAGCAGTTAGTATTTTTGGTGGAAATGTTAGTATAGAATCTCTAATAGCGAGAGAATCTGGACAAATATTTAATCCAAACATGGAGTTGTTATTTAATGGAGTTACTCTAAGAACCTTCAGATTTTCATTTAAAATGACTCCAAGAGACAATGATGAAAGTGCGAACATTAGAAAAATAATTTTTACTATGAAAAAGAATATGGCGGCTCAGAGTGGAGGTACATTTCTAGGAACTCCAAAAGTTTTTACTTTAGAATACAAAAAAGGAAATAATCCTCACCCATTCTTACATAAATTTAAACCATGTTTCTTAAAAGATATGTCGGTGAATTATACTGGAGAAAATGTTTATGCAACATATAGTGATGGAACTCCCATTTCCATGACGATGGATTTAACTTTCCAAGAAATGTTCCCAATATATTCTAGCGATTATGGAGAATTCAAAGAATCTCAAAATAATAGTGGAACTCAAGGAGTTGGTTACTAATGGGTTATTTCAGAGAACTACCAGATCTAGAATACCTATCACCACTTTCCGATAGAACGTCTTCATCTGAGTACATTACTACAAAAAATATTTTCAGAAGAGTCAAAATTAGAGATGACCTTCAAAATAATTTTACTGCTTTCAACAAATATCAAATTCCTGATGGACTGAGACCAGAGCAGGTCGCAGAAGATCTTTATGGATCGCAGAATCTAGACTGGGTGGTTCTAATTTCTGCTGGTATCATTAATATTAGAGATCAATGGCCATTATCAAGCAGAGATATTTACGAACATGCAGAAAAAATCTATGGTAACTCAATGAATGATGTTCATCATTATGAAACCATAGAAGTAAAAGACTCAACTGGTAGACTTATCATTCCTGCTGGTATGAGAGTCGATGGTGACTTTAAGCAACCAGAACCAGATACTGATTCAGAACCAACGAGATCATATGTTGAGTATTATGATACTGGTCTTGGAGAGATGGTCAAAAAATATGATGTTACTATAAGTATCACCAACTATCAGTATGAAGATGCAAAAAATGAAGCAAAAAGAGGTATTTTTATATTGAGAAAATCATATCTACAACAGTTCTTAAATGAGAGTCGTAGATTGATGAGATATTCTCAGTCTACTCAATATCTAAATGATAGACTGAAAAGAGGTGAGAATATCAGAGTCAAATCACCATAATAAATCTAAACTCTTATCAAAGATCATCACATATCGGTGCTTACGGGAGCGGTCTTTCCATTCTCCCTCGGCACCTTTTATTTTGCCTCGTGAATGCTTTGTCCCATCTGCAAAGTAGAAATCTTTTTTTGGTTCTGATAGACCGCAGTACCTAAAGTTACAAGCGCGATAGATTGTACCAGTATGATGGTCACTATCAGCGTATGAGATAATCCCCCTAACGCTGGTCTCTTTTCTAAGGCGTCTAATCGCTTTTGATACGAACCAAGAAGTGATATTATACTCGCTCTGCTGTGTAGTCGGGTGAATGCAGAGTCTTGAGAGTTCAAAAAGTCCTTGCTGTTCATGGCGTTCTAATCCAAAAGCACCTTTTGCAATTTCAGGAACAGGGAGACCTGTAAAGATACAGACTCCCTGAATGCCTCCAATATTTAGAGGTGAAAAATCATTTTTCTTGTATAGACCGTAATTATATCCTGATTTGAAAGTTTTAGATATATCCTTCAAATAATGAAACCGCAGAAGTAAATCTGCGGCTTCGGATTTGCTTACACGGTCTATTGTGTAATCAGATTTCACTCTTCGGCAAGGCGAGCAAAGTAGGACAGATCATCATCTTCATCCTCATCAGAAGAAGAAACAGTGCGAGTGGGTTTCAAAGAACTCAGTTCATCGCGAAGATCTTCGGTAAGATCACGGGAAGAACCACGGGTGAACTCTTCCTCTTCACCCTCATCAGGATCTTGATAACGAGGAGTGCCTTTGTTACCCAGCACATAGTCAAGACGCTTCTTCAGATCATCATAGGACTTGAACTGATCAGCAGAAACGAGTTCAGCGAGAGAATACTCTTTCTTCCATACTGCTTCCATGGCGTCATCGTCGTCCAGGAGAGCATCAGGACGGGCAAACTCAGAAGAGTCATAGTTGCGGTAACCAGCAACGTTCTTTGCCTTCAGTTTGAAGTTAGCACCCTGCCAGAAGTCAAACGGATCGATTGCTTCCTCATCTTCAAACTCAGGTTGCATTGCAGCAGTCAGTTTGTCGAAGATTTTCTTACCGAACTTGAACAGAAACACACGACCTTCATTAGAAGGATTAGCAGGATCTTTGACCACATAGATATTTGCCATGTAAGTCAGTTTACGCTTCTGCTTACGTGCCTGCTCTTTACCTGCATCGGTGCCGTTGTTCCACAGCATTGAGTTGTACTCAGACACAGGATCCTTCTGACCAAGAGTAGTCAGGGAATTCTCAATGTACCAACCACCAGGACCTTGGAAGGCGTGACTGTAGAGTTTCACGAAAGGAAGGTCTTCACCGTTAGGGGCGGGAAGGAAACGGATAACAGCATAACCGTTGCCGCTCTTATCACATTCCAGTTTCCAGAGACGCTCATCGCCGCTGGAACCGCCATTGTTATTCATCTTTTCGACTTCCTTGACCAGTTTCGCGGTCAGAGAGCCCAGTTTGGATTGCTTTTTAAGGTCTGCGAAAGACATTTGGATTACCTCGGATTAATTTGGATTTGGTGGATTTACTCGGATAGTATAGCAAAGATGCTCTCAACCGTCAACGTATTGTTTGAGAGATTCGATAGTCGCGTTCATACTATTGAATAAAACTTGCATATCAGTTTCTGGTGGGAAACCCATCAAGGCAACTGATTTGCGAAGGTTCTCTTTCATTTCGACCGCTTGAGGATCGTCTGAAAGGGACAACCTAGTATACATCACTCTTTGCTTTTCTAGCAAGGTCTGCAACTTTTCGATATGGTTCAGTTTCGTATTACGGTCCATCATACCAAACCTCAGAATGCTTCCGTAGATTTCTTCCTGAAGTTTATTGATTTCTTTCAGTTCTTCCTGAATGATATTAGATTCAAAAAATTCACTCATTTACAATTTCCCGTAATATTTTTTTATACTGAAACACATCAATATTTAGGAATGGATTATATTTTTTCAACTTTAGACTGACGGTTTCCCACACTGGATCCGTCAACTTCTTATCGAAATTTTTTGAAAACTGAAAAATTTTGTCGTAGATTACGAAGGTTTCTAGAGATAATCTCCCGCTTAGAAACTCTTTGAGAATCTTGGGATGTCCTTTGGTACAATTGAATAAACTCTCTAACTCGTTCTCCGATAACAATTCGTTGCTTTGCTCTTTGAATAAGTACGTCAAACTCTGTTGGCGTCTCATCCACTCGGAGTAGTTTCTTTCGCCAGAATTGATAATTTCTCCAATCCATAAGTTACTCGGTGAATCTGTTGCTACAAAATTTGATACAAGAAAATCTACGACTTCCTTATCATTATATTTACGCGAAGTTTTTTCAAACCAATACTTATCCTTCCTCTTATTAAAAGAGGTTACACTTGCACGGGTCTTCGCACCATACTTAAAGAAATCGTATTTTGGGTTTGTGAAATGATTTTTTAACGACAAATAATGTTGGTAGGTCTCAAACGGTGTCACTTTCAGCATCGACTAACTCAAGATCTTCAATACAATCAACTGTAACTTCATGCTCGGCAATGCGATACCAATGTTTATCTTCACCTAGAGCATCTGGATAAAAACCCAAATACTCCAGATCATCGCATTTGTTTTCACGCAACCATGCTTGTAGGCGATGGTGCATTAAATCATCACGAGAAATCATAGTGGTAGTTTTGCTCTAGAAGTTCGTTTCATAAAGTTGAGACGTGTTGCATCCCACTTTAGTTTCTCTTTCAATGGTTTTGAAATGAGTTTTGTAACTGATTCTACCTCAAGTTCATTCACTTCGCAATAGTGAACGATTGCATCAATATAGTTGAATTTTTCTTCAATTACAATTCTTTCAATTTCTAGGGCAAACTTTGAAGGAGTCAAAAACTTACTTTCTATCGCCTGTTCTAGTTCTTTATTTGGTTCCATAGAGTTCCAGTTTATCTCTAACAAACTTTCTAATGTATTTGCTGAGAAGTTTGATGTACTTCGATTTGTCTCGTTCTTCATAGACGACGCATTCTCCATTTTCACAAGCCATGATAATTACAAGTTTTTTGACTGAAATACCAGTCAGTTCGTACAGCATACAACCATATGCCATGCACTGTACAAAATAGTGTTCGATCCACTCTCGTGGTTTTGGTTTTTTAGAAGTCTTAAAGTCGATTATTGCTAATTCGCCGTCATATTCAGCGATACAATCAACAGTTCCAGCAATACCAAGTTCTTTACTATATAGGGACCCTT